TTCGAGGTTAAGAGTCGAGTTTTTGTATGCTCCAGCAAGGTGAGCAATGACCCAAGCGAACTGGTAAGTGTTAAGCTCCGATGTGGCGAACTCAGCAACTTGGTCAAGTCCGTCTGCATAGACTCTAAAGACTTGTATGCAAAATCTGTCAGCCCAGTCTGAGCTGCCGTAAGCTGGGTCTGCCCCGATAACGTAGTAGGCGGTATCAACGGGTTGTTGCCATACCCGAAGCGTTGCCAGACGGTCTGTAGACGGTAAGCACTCTGTGTCTTGAAAGAGTTGTCCGAAGGCGTATCTGTAACATTCGTAGTCGAGGGATTTTGCGTATTTGGCTGCATCTGTACACCTACTGTTAGAGAAGAAACTTGTTCCTGTCATCACAAAAGCATAGTCTTCTGTGGGTGGGAATTCCTGGTACATGAGAGTCTCGTCTTTAATACCCTCAGCCATCTTCCACCGCCACCACGCCATCTGACGGGAGTTTATCTCAACCCCGTACATTTTCTTAATCTCTTTTACCCATTCTTTCTCGTCAGGCTTGAGCTTGCCATCCCAGTAGACTTTGTACTCTTTAGAGTCTGCGCTCACAGAGTAATACTCGTTACGCCACCATCCACAAAAGATTGCACGTTGTGTTCTCGCTCGTTTGGCAGTCTTGTACATATCGTGGAACATATTGAACCCTTGAGCAGTGGATTCAAAGATGTACAGACGCTGAGGATTCTTTTCTGCAAGAGATGCTATAAGGGATGCCAATCCTTCATCGTTCCCCCAAGAGGCTGTCTCAGTAGCGTGCAAGTAAGTGATAGCTTTACCTTGCCCCAATCGACTTTTGTTTCCCGCAATTTGATAAAAGATTCGGCTTCTATTTTTAAGAACCATCTGGTTTCTATTGTGGGCAACCAATGGAATTTTGTACTCTTTTGGTAATCCGTCAATGTACATTCCCAGGGTAGACCTAAACATATCCCTGTTTTCTTCGGTGTCTGAAACCAACGTACCTTGCCAACCAGGATGAGTAAATTGCCAATAAAGGTCAAGAGCAAGGCTAACAGTAGTAATACCAAGCTGACGACCCTTGAGAATAACAAAGAAGTGAACGTCATCTTTCAGTCCCTTATCTATTTCTTCCATGACATAGGTTTGTGTCCCCAGGAGCTTGGTCATTTTTTTCAAGCCCTCTTCTTTTGTTTCCACTTTCAATTCGGAACAAAATTTATAAAATCTTTGTAAATCAAAATTCATAATAAGTACCCTTTGCTTTGCATAAAGTCTATTGGGTCTTTAGCGTGTTTAGTTAAATTGCAAGTTGGGCACAATAACTGTAAATTGTCTAGTTGATGTTTCCCGCCTTTTGACAAAGGAATGATGTGGTCGATATGGTATTTAACAAGTTGCTGTCTACAAGACGGGCAAGCATTTTGTTGTAAAGCTCTAAGTTTTCTGATTTCTGATAATGGTATGTGTGTTGGCAGTCCCGCTGCCCTTCGTTTGTGAGTTTTAAGATTCCAAAGTTCTTTGTTATTTTCGTAATATTGTTTTTGTTGGGCAAGAAGCCTGTCTCTGTTTTCACGATAATATTCCTTTGCCCTGTTAGATTTACGTTCTTTAATTTTGTCTTTTGTCTCTAAATACTCTTGAGCTTTTTTTTCTTTGTTTTTAGCATACCAATCTTTAGAACAACCCACACACATATTAGTGCTGACGTATCTAAGTCCGTCATGCCCTTTACCGCAAACCGCTCCAAAATATGTTCCAGATGTTTCTCTCATCCGGTTATTTTAGTTTCAATCTTTTGTTTCTGTCAAGCCTCCCAGGGCATTGTCTCACCGTACTTCTCTGTCATGAACTTGTGACCAGCATCAAAGAACTCTTTTGTCACACTACCAGGGTTTCCACCCAGTCTGAAGTTAAAGCTATGTTTCTTAGTTGTCTGGTACTTAGGGAACATTTGTTTTGCTACCCTGTAGAACTCACGGTCACTACCAAAGCCAGGCATACCGAGAATGGCAGATATACCCTTTAGCTTTTCTGTACGCATCCCCCACATACACCAATCTACAAAGTTACATCCTTTGTTGTTCCAGTCTTCATGAAGGTCACCAAGAGCTTCACATCTGTCGTTGAACAAGAAGTTACCGTCCTTGTCGTGTATCTTACGAAGGCTGTACGCCCAGTCGTTACCCCGCTGAATAATCTGCATGAGTGACTCCACATGGTCAGGGTCAAACCAGTCATCATCGTTACAGAAGAAGATTACGTCTTCGTTTATCAGGTGAGGTACTGCTGCCAACCATCTACGACCATCTTTGTCAGGATGAGCTATGCCTGTTGGGAATACACAGACGTGTTGATTCTTTTGCAGGAGGAGCTTGGGGAGCATACCGTTGTCGTACAGTAGGTAGTGCTGGACAGGGTAAGTTTGAGCTTGTATAGAGGCTATACACTTGTCTAGCTCAGGTCTTCCTTTGGTTACTGTGACGACTGCTGCCGTTAGTTTTTTACTTATCATTTAAAGTCCTCTAGTTGCCAGTTTGATATTGCTTCTGCTGCTTTTCTATTTTTGGCACATCTGATAAGTTCGTTATAGACAACGTCAGAATATTTCTCTTTCCACTCTTTTGCCAAGTACCGTTTAGACCCAGGACTAATGCAGGATAAAGCCCTCTGCATTTCTTTCTTGAGCCTCAATCTTGAGTTGTACAGACGCATCTGCATATCCTCTGTTGTATCCATACGCTAACGCTTTCCCCATGTTGTTAACCAGTTCTACCCTGTGGTGCTCAGAAACAAGCAGAGCCTCTACCAACAAATGGCAGTGCTCTCTAAGCTCATCCTCGTTCATCCACAGTAACTCTATCATCTCACTCCTCGTATCCGTAATGCTTAAACAGATAAAAATACATTAACTTCTCCCACCTCATGCTTGGTCCATTTTTATTCCAGCAGTGACAAAGCTCATATTGATGCCAGTAATAACAACGCTCTGCCATTTTTATCCAGTAACTAGACCCAAACTTGTTTTTCATTTTGTTCACGCTACTCTCCACACACGCAAGTTGTCACCCTCAGACTTGCTAGAAAACTTAAACCCTAACCTCTTAGATGCCCTGTAGTTGGCATTGAGCACCTTTGCTCTCGCACTTACAGGTACAGTAAAACTATCCCCCACCTCCATGCTGTCATACGGATATGCGTACACCACCCGTGGGCTAGGCAGAACACTACCCTTTTCTATCTCTAATATCTCCATATAATCACCTCTACCTATAATCTGATAATACCATAATCTAAAGGAGTGTCAATGTTAATCAGAACCTACAACGAATACCACCTGGGCGACCAGCTCCATCACTTGAACTTCTTACGTAAGGTTTGTCAGGAGGATACGAGCATCGAATGTATCCACTACTGTAAACAAGAATACCACTCCCAGCTCCTACCCATCTGTGAGGACGCACCCATCACCCTACAAGACCTACCCCACAGAGGTGACTCTATCAACGCCTGGATAGGCGCAGACGGCTACTTCTACCGTAGTCCGTTAAATAAGAACTGGGTAGCCTTTCACCTAGACTGGTTTAGTTATCTGTCTAACAAGCTAGGTGTTATGAACCCTATGCAACATCCAGATGCTTTCCTCTTTGACTACCCAGAGCTAAACAAAAAGAAGTACCCAAACTACGATGTCCTCATCGTCAACTCTGTCCCCATGTCTAACCAGCTCCCAGACTACAACCCTTGGTTCTTTGAGAGACTCACCAAGAAGTACCTAGATGAAGGCTCTACCGTCATCACCACCTACCCCACCAACCTATGTCAGAGCACACTAGAACTGGGTATGTCAGTGTCAGACATCGGTAGCCTAGCAAAGTCAGTCAACCGTATACAAGGCGTAGATACAGGTCCTATGTGGACTACCTATAACGTATGGGCACGTATACCCACCCGTATAGTCTACTCAGCAGCACACGCCATCAACCTACTCGATACGATAACCCTAGACCGCCTGACGGATATATAAATTTTTTTATGGGGGGGGATAAGTGGGGGGCACGCACATCACGCTACGCAGTCCCCATCACTTGCCACGCATACGTGTGATGACTTACGCATCTATTGGAGTAGTCCAATCTCCAAACTGAGAGAGAGAGCGTACTAAATATATATTTTGTAGAGAGAGAGCGGAGGTATACACAATGCTCTTTTACTATTAACCCTATAAGCCTGTTAGTCATATAGATATATAAACACACTCACTTATGTATTATCTCAATATGATATTTAATATATATCTTACATATATGAATATATATTGTACTCCTACAATATGTGGATATACTTTAGTTCTAATATATATCTTTACACAACATTTACATTTAAATTATTTACAGATTGATTTATATATGTATATAATACGTATAAGACAACTTAATAATTGTCTTAATTCCTAACTTAATCAACTTTTCCTAGAGGTAAACACAATGAGAATTGCAAAGAAACACCTAATCATTATCAATGATTCTTTAAACACTGTTCAAGTAGCTGAGTATTTTATTAATAAAAACAATTCAACAAATAAGCCAGAGGACAATCTAATTTGGGCTAAAGATGGGTTGAGAGCAATAGCTGTCTTAAATACCTACGGCATAGAACCAGACGCATCTAATGGGGATTTATTCAAGTATTGGATTAATAAGTTATCTGTTCCTGCTTAAAGTCTAGCGTATAGCCTCTTATGGGGGCTATGCGATACGTTTTAGCGTATCTTTTTAATCCTAACTTAAAGAGGTTTTACCATGATTGCAATACATACTAAATTTCTAAAAGCTACCAATACAAACGGAGCACGCATAAAAGCCTATACAGTAGGTTTTGGGAGCGTTAAAGGCTTTCAGGCTACCGTACCCTATGATTACTCTGTTGACGTCACAGAGGCTCATTTTGAGGCTGTGCGGGCGTTAGTTAGAAAGAACAAACTAGATTGGAATCTAACTAATATGCGTTATGGCGATAGTTCAGACGGTAAAGGCTTTGTATTCTGTTTTGACGGCTCTGTGGTTCTTAGCTCATTAGAGAATAGAAAAGCAGCCTAAATGTCAACTAGTAGCCTTACGTGTAGGGCTACTGGGTGCTATTTTGCATCAATCCTAACTTACGAGGTAATTATGAATACATTAAAGCCTACACAATGCCCTGATACTCTCCGCTGGTATGTAACGGGTTACTTAACTGGTCGCAAATACTGGGGGCACTCCGCACGTGCAGCCGAATTACTTGCTCAGTCTTATTTCTATAAATAAGGCTTTGCATGATATATCAAGACCTATTTACTATCTTAGGGCTAACCCTAGCCCTCTCTATCCTAACTTTTAATTTATTGAGGTAATTATGACTGCACAAGAATTGTACGATGTCTTAAACAAGGCAGGGATTGACTTTGAAATAATCGAGATATTTGACGGTTCAAGATTGTTACGGGTTGAAATTGACGACTCAGAAATTGACGAAGGAGCAGGACAATGAGACTATCAGAAATGGAAATGGAACTACTTAGGCTAGTCTTTGCCGATTACCTAGACCTTACGGACAATCGTCTAGACTGGAAATTATTAAACATCTACCGTAAGATTGAACAACTGAACAACAAGGAGAATGAGAATGTATAAACCAGACTTTGAAATTGAAAAACATGAGAGAGAAAAGACATATAAGCGCATAGATGTATTAATCATGCTCTTTGCTATTTATGTAGCAGGGTATATGACTTGTGCGCTCGTGCATGGTTTGTAAGAATCTGGGGGTTTGTAATTCCCTTACGCCCCCTTGTATTGATTGTCCTAACTTAAGAGGTGAAATTATGTATTTAGTCGTATGGGTAGCTTTGGGCGTAAATAACGAACCCCGTGACCTTTGGGTTGCACATGAGAGCTTAGAGGATGCTAGAACGCATTACAACGCTCTAATTGCCTTGGATGAGGTCTACACCGTCTCAATCTGTGCAGTAATTGAGAGCACAGATTACACACCAACAGAGGTAATATGAATGAGTTGGCTCTTTTCTCGGGCGTTGGTGGAGGCATACTGGGGGAAAGCTCCTCGGCTGGAGAACCGTCTGTGCAGTCGAGTGGGACACTTACGCTGCAGGGGTATTGTGCGCCCGACAAAATGATGGACTTCTTGCCCCTTTCCCGATATGGGATGACATACGCACTTTTGACGGAGTCCCTTGGAGGGGACGTGTTGACGTGGTGTCTGGCGGATTCCCTTGTCAGGATTTGTCAGTCGCAGGACACGGGGATGGACTGGATGGAGAGAGGTCTGGACTATGGGGAGAGATGTCCCGAATTATTGGGGAAGTACGACCCCGATACACATTCGTGGAAAATAGCCCAAACCTCACTAATAGAGGACTCACCCGAGTGCTTGCAGACCTTACCCAGATGGGGTATGACACACGCTGGTGCGTTATGGGGGCTAACTCCGTGGGTGCGCCCCACAAAAGAGACAGAGTGTGGATTGTTGGAAAGATTCCCGACCCCCAACGCTTGGGATGGGAGGAGAGGCCCACTTTCAAAAGAGTTGTACGAAAAGAAAACCAAGCAGATAACTCTGGTGACGTTTATTCGACACTCTGCGCAGACTCCCCCAAATGGTGGTCAACTGAACCCCTCGTGGGTAGAGTGGCTCATGGGGTGGCCGATAGGGTGGACAGACTTAAAGCAATTGGAAACGGACAAGTCCCCCTGTGTGCTGCAACCGCTTGGAGGGTCTTGACAAGTTCCTTTTAAATTGTGATATGATTCGCCTCATTGTGGTCGTGCGCAATATCAGAGGTCTTAGGAAACTCTCCCTCCCTGTAATACAGGGGCACGACAGGGGGGGTTACTTAAGACCTTTTTTTATTGTCCTAACGATTACCGTACCCCATACGAAAATAAGCACTCTGTTCTGGTGGCGTGGGAGAGAAGGAATCACCTTGACCCAAGGGGGACGGGTGCACGAGGGTGCTACCCCAAGTGATAAACAGACATGTATCTTGATGATGGTGGTTGCAGAGTCCTTTAACTCTGGTCTGATAAATAAAGCAGTAGCACGTATTAAGGGTAGAACCCCAATACGGACAGTCGCAGGACTGCTGGTATAGATGCTATGTTCTATATGTACATCATCATCGATACCGTAGCCCTTGTATGTGTAATCGAAAAGTAAGGGGGTAACATGATAGAACTATTGGAACAACGTAGAAAAGAATTAAAAGCCATGTATAAACGTCAGCCAGATATAGATACGCTTGCACGTCTGCGTGAGAATCTAATCATGGCTAGACGGTATAAGAGGCTTATAGAGGCAGAGGTGGACGCTGCAGGGTTTAGAGAGGAACTGGGTAACCTAGTGACCCTTATGAGTGGACTGGAGGCAGTATGAGTAAAGATGAGCCTGTGGGCAAGTTTGCAAAGTTTAACGATGGTATTTGGCGAGAAGTTACAGTTGGTTCTTCTGGAGTTCTTCTCTATACTCATCCTAAAGAATGGGTAGGGTTAAATGATGAGCAATACAAGGAGTTAAGCCAATTAACCCATGTGGAAGTCATCAAGTTAATAGAAGACATCCTAAAAAATAACAATACCTAAACTTTACACAAACTTTACATAAGGAGACAATCATTCTACTTAGACTAATCATCTAATGCTATAATCCTCTCATCACATATACGTATGTGATATTTTCCTAACTTAAAAATGAAAGGATGTTTCACATGAAACTCTGTATCGACTGTAAGTATTTTGAAGTCCCTGTAGATTCACGCAATACGTTTGCTAAATGTACCCGTGGACGTGTTTTAAGCCCCGTAGACGGCTCTCCAACACCCTTAGACGAACTACCCTACTGCTCTATAGAACGGAACAGTACAGTACCCGAAAGATGCCAAATGAGTGCCATTTATTTTGAGGAGGCTAACCATGTCTGATTTCACACCACAAACACGTAATTCTGCAATCTGGTCTGGTGACTCTAGGCGAGTTGCTATGGGTAAGGCTAATGAGGTTATTTTGACCAAGCAGGGCAAGATGGACATACCAGACTTGTCAACCATAGAAGCAGTCCAGATGGGTCACGTCATGGAACCCGTAATCGGTAGGCTTGCACAGGCAAAGCTAGGCGTAGAGCTTAACAAGATAGAGGAAAGCCTGACTCACAAAAAGGAATCATGGTTTAAATCACATTTTGACTTTGCAGGGACTAAAGATGGACAAACAATTCTGGTCGAGTGTAAAAACTATAACGCTGGTGTGCGTAATAAGTTTGACGATATTTCTAATACCATTCCTGACGCTGATTTTGCTCAGTTAGTCCACGAAACCGCAGTATTCGGAAATACCCGTATCTACCTAGCCGTCCTATTCGGTGGTCAAGAGTTTGTTATGTTCCCCTTCGACATCTCTGACCAACAGAAAGAGGAGCTAATCAAGAAAATGGCTCAAATTTGGGCACACGTGCAGACAGGTACAACCCTTCCGCCAGAGGATTTAGAGCAAGTGAAGCTACTCTACCCTAAAGACAACCCAGAAAGCGTCAGGATGGCTTCTAGGAGCGTTGAGGAGGCTTGCCAAGCCCTACGTAGCATCAAAGAGGAAATTAAGCTCTTAGAGGGTCGTGAGGAGCAGTTACAGACCCTAATAGCTGGGTTTATGGAGACTGCATCCAGTTTGCAGACCATAGACGGAAAAGTGTTGGCAACGTGGAAGGCAGCAAAAGCAAGCAATAAGTTTGATGCCAAGCTGTTTGAGCAATCCATGCCTGATGTCTACAAGTCGTTTATCAGGGAAGTACCAGGTTCTAGGAGGTTTTTACTGAAATGAAAGCATATCCAATCATGTACAAACACCCTACCACGGGGTTAATTGTGGAACACGAAGGCATGGACTTGCGAGACTGGTTTGCAGGGTTAGCTATGGAAGGGATTGTTTATGAAGGAGTTACTCCAGAACAAACAGCTAAAGCTGCATACCAAATGGCAGATGCAATGATGAAACAAAGAGAGGTTAAAAATGACTAACTTAGTACCACTACAAGATATTACGCAGATGGCAGAGGTTGCAGCTGGTAGCAAGATGTTCGGGTTTAAGAATCCTCAAGAGGCTATGGCAATTATGCTCTTATGCCAAGCTGAGAATCTACACCCCGCAGTAGCTATGCGTGACTACCACGTCATCCAAGGTCGTCCAGCATTGAAAGCAGATGCAATGCTTGCACGTTTTCAACAGGCAGGAGGTTCAGTCCAATGGAAGGATTACACAGATGAGAAAGTCACAGGCGTATTTTCTCACCCGTCAGGCGGGAGTCTTGAAGTCAGTTGGTCGTTGGCGCAAGCTAAGAGCATTGGGATTGCAAACAAGGACAACTGGAGGAATTATCCTCGGGCAATGTTACGTGCAAGGTGCGTATCGGAAGGCATTAGGTCTGTCTACCCAGGGTGTGTCGTTGGGGTGTATACGCCAGAGGAGATACAAGACTTTAAACCGTCTAAACCGATTGACATGGGTATTGCAGAACGAGTCGAGACAGAGAATGAGCATGATGTTATTCAGAATGAAGATGGAGCGTTCAAACTCTACGTACCCAACCTAGACGAACCACACTCTAGCTACCACTCCGTGGAAGACTGGATTGCAGCCTACGGCAACATGGTTAGCAGAATCATGTCATCTACCAAGATTAATGATGCCGACAAAGAGAAAAAGGTAGATTCTTTGAAGGTTGCAAATGAGCTTGTGGTTGACGGTTTTACGACAGTTGACAAACTGAAGGTAAAGGCAGCTATCGCAGAGGCAGGAGGCAATCCACTCCCAAAGCAATCAGTGTCTCAGGACGTTTAGGAACTCAAAAGAGTAATATCTTGAGACACCTACAAAATGGACTCACCATCACCCCGCAAGATGCTCTCAAGCACTACGGTTCGTTCAGGCTTGCAGCCCATATCGAAGTCCTTAGAAAAGAGGGACATCCCATCATTACAAAAATGGTTAGAGAGGGCGGGAAAGAGTACGCCCAATACAAATATTTATCAGGAGAAACGCATGGCAACTAACAACAACTATCCCGACAAACCTGGCTACGGAACTCTGTTCTACCAAGCTCCAGAACATAAAAAGCACCCACAAGGTCCTGATTTCACAGGTCACCTCGTGCTAGACATGGACTACAAAGCTGGTGAACGTGTTAACTTTGGTCTGTGGCAGAAAGAGACAAAACAGGGCACAACCATGTTCTCTGTGCGTGAAGACAACTGGCTGAAAAAGAAAAAGCTAGAGGAGCAGCAGCCTAAAGAGGTAACACCTGGTTACGCTAGAAAGCCTAACACGTTCAACAGAAGTCGTGACGATAATGACGTACCCTTCTGATGGCAACTAAGAAGACATCACCGACCCAGCGTAGCCTAGAGTACCTAAGAGAGGAAGGCTACCTACCGTGGATTGTGGAATACTGGAATCCTTGGGCACGGGTTAGAAAAGACTTGTGGGGTTGGTGTGACATTTTGGCACTCAAAGATGATGAGGTTCTGGCGGTACAGGTAACTGCCTCTGGCGTTTCATCACGCATTAAAAAAATTCAAGAAAGCGAGACCATATCATGGGTGAGAAAAGCGAATATCAGAGTGCACGTACACGGCTGGAGGAAGTCAGCCAAGACTGGGAAGTACGTTCTGCGGATAGAGGACATATCATAAAGCTGAAGAACATGAGCCTTCAGGAGATTTACGATATGGCTTATCAACAAGGGTTTGAAGACGGCATGAGCTTTGTCACAACGCCTAGAATAGCTCACGGTTGAAAACAGGGACGTTAGCTCAGTTGGTAGAGCAGCAGACTTTTAATCTGTTGGTCGTGGGTTCGACCCCCGCACGTCTCACCATCATTCCAGTGAGAGGCAACTACGAGAGCAACTCTCGGAGTTAGGACAGGTGCTGACAGACCCCCTGTAATCTCACAGTCTGTCACTTTCTTAACTATAAGGACAAATATGGATTGGTTTCCCAAACATGAAGCGGGGCTTTCTTTAGAGCACAATGAACATAAAAATGTTTATATGTGCATTGAAGACTATTACCCTGCTGACCAATTTATTTCAGAAGATGACCGTCAAAAATGTATTGATACCAATGAAGTTTGGCGTTTACATTGGTATCCAGAAACTCCAATAGGGTTTCATGTAATTTGTGCATCATCTATAGATTTAATTCAAAAACAACTAAAGGAAAAAAATTATGACTAAAAAAGGAAATATATTCGTCTGTACGCCAATGTATGGTGGCATGTGTACAGGCTACTACACACAGAGTTTGCTAACACTCGGACCAGTGCTCAATCAAAATGGCTATGACATGGCTTATTCCGCTATGTTTAACGAGTCTTTGATTCAGCGAGGACGTAACGCACTTGCTCACGGGTTTATGCAGCGCCCCGAGTGCACGCACTTGATGTTCATAGATGCAGATATTAAGTTCAATCCGCAGGACATCATCAAGATGATTGAAGCCGACAAGGACATCATTTGCGGAATATATCCTAAGAAGGAAATCAACTGGGTAGAGGTCGAGAAGGCCGTCAAGGAAGGTGTGCCTACAGATAAGCTAAAAACACGCACAGCAAGCGTTGTAGTCAATTTAAAGGACTATGCGGGTAGCGTAACTGTCCCTGTCAGTGAGCCTGTAGAAATCTTTAATGGTGGTACAGGCTTTATGCTTATCAAGCGCAACACTTTTGAAGTAATGAAGTCAGTTGTCAATAGCTACAACAATGACGTGCTGTTCTTAGATGGTGGCATTTCTAACGACCGCATTACCGAGTATTTTGCTTGTGCTATCGAGCCAGGTACAGAAAGACTGCTCTCAGAGGATTATTTCTTCTGCTGGAAAGCTAGAGAAGCAGGGCTTAAAGTCTGGGCAGCACCTTGGGCGCAGTTAGGTCATTTTGGTAGTTACTTATTTGAGGGTGGACTCACACCAGCACCATGAACAAAGAAATACAAATCGAATTTAATGCGGGTAACCTGATACCCCACTATCAACAGAAATTTCGTCTCTATGACCGTTTTCTGCCTCATCTAGCACCCTATTTGCAAGGTACTGTAGTTGACGTAGGGGCTAATTGCGGGGCACTAGCTGTTTCTATGGGTCTGAACAATCCTGAACTTAGCTTTATCTGCGTAGAGCCTGAAGAACAATGTTTAGAACTTTTGCACAAAAACATAGCAAAAATAGAAAATAAGGTAGATGTCATCAAGGGCAAAGTAGGCACAGAGCACATCAAATTAGATGAAATCGTAAAAGGAGATGTTGGTCTTCTTAAAATTGACGTAGATGGCTACGACTGGGACGTAATCAACACTTTTAGTTTTGCCACAACACCCCCTATTTACATAGAAGAAGACGGTAAAGAGGAATGGCAGTATTCCAAGTATTTTGATATGAACCACAGGCTGAAAGAGCAGAAGTACAACAATATTTGGATGTTTGACAACTATGGCTGCTTAATCGGGTTCACCAAGAAATGGACGGAAGTAGACACACTCAATGCCTACATCAATCGTATGAAAAAGGGTAAATCAGAGCAAACCTTGTGGTATGTAGATTTGCTCATCTGCCAAGATGAAGATGTACAGAACTTAGGTAATGCAGTTCTTGCATATTTGGAAAAGTGATTTTTCTTGGTGGCGGGGAGGCCAAATCCGTTTTAGGATTTTTTAGGCTATGGCAACGCCTTCTTTTAATTGAGCAATGGTTAACCCGCCCGTGTATTGGAAATGCGCAAGCTCTTTAAAATGCCCTGTCCACTTACCCGCCCACTCTAGACCAGCTTGCTCACCAAGAGCACCAACAGTTGCCCACACTGGGTGACTTCCATCCCAATCAGGCTTGCCATTAACCAAAGGCACAACGTCCACAGCACAACGATAGTTGTGATAAGACTCACCAGGTCCAGCGTTCGTAACAATATTTCCTGGAGAAGTTCTGCCCTGAGCATACAAAGCAGCTTGGCTTTCATTATCTCTATAGGTTGACGTAACGAGGAGTTCAATTCCAGCATCCTTGCATAAGGAGATGAAGTGCTCGACCTTGGCTTTGACTTCTGGGAGGAGTTCATCTAGTGAGCGTGAGTTAATCATTTCTTCTCATCCAAAGGTGTTGATTTGTGAAGCATAGCGTCCTTGGCTTGCGAACCAGCAGAGCTACCAAAGTAAAAGGCAATAACACCAGTCCATGCTGTGCCTAGACTACCTAGCATAAGGAGGAGTGCGTCTGACGTTTTGAACTGCTCGGTCATCAACCCGTATAAGATACCAAAAAACCCTATGGTGACCATAATAGCGAGGACGGGAGGAATAAAGGAGTGCGTATTTGTTTGCATCTCCCTTGCGGACTTTCGGTCAGCCACCGCCAACTGCTCAAAGTCTAATCCAAGTTCTTGTGCCTTAGCCTTGAGAGCTATTTCTGCTTGCTGAACGCTTGCAATTTGGTCAGCAGTGAGTTTGCCATCGTCAAGCATCTTCTTGGCATCGTCTTGAGAAACGCCAAGAACTTTAGAGACTGCCTCGTAAGCCAGTCCACCAAATGGTCCACCAAGAGCTGTGGCAATCGTGGGTGCAATCGTTTTTAACCAGTCCATATCAATCCTTACAGTATTTAGGTAAATATCCTGTCTCTCTGAATATCTTGTAGCACTCTATCTCTTTGCTATTTTCCTCGAATTTCCTGTGAAACTCAATATACCAACGGTCTTCTCTCTTGCGCTCCTCTGTCCAAATGTGTATTTGGTACATCAAACCGCCAATGGTAAACGCAACAACGAAAACAGCGATACAGATTGCAACTCCCACTTTGACGTTTCCTGCTCGTATACGCCTTTCGTGTGATTCGAGCAATTCCTTTTTTTTTGAGCTTTGTCCAGCGCCTCTTGCTCTTTTACTAGCCTGGTTCTCTCTGCTTCAAACTCTGTCCAGACCGAACCTAGCTCAGGAGGTGACTCGTAGACAAGCATTTGCCTTAAATCGTACTCAGCCTGTTCTAGTTGCTTCTTACGCAGTACGTTCTCTAGGGCTATGGCTTGCAGTGACTTGCCCTTGGGAGGATTCTTTTTGAGTTCTGCGTCAGCCTTCTTAGCCTGGTCTTGATGGTCAAAAAAAGAGCCAAGTGCACCACTTAGCTCGTTTACTATTTGGACAACTTCCCCGCCTGTTTGCTTGATTTCCTTATAGGCAGCCACTCCGCTTTTTACAGCAGAGAACGCCATCATCGCCAACGTGAACGGGTCTATTTAGAACCCCTCGCCAGGACAAACGTAAACAGATGCGTTAGCTGCGTCTCCAATTACCTTTGCATAAACGTTAGCCGTAGGACCAACTTGCAACCACGTTACAACCTTATAAGAATAAGGCGGTAAAGTAATTACATTAGAAGGACCTGTATCTGGCAATGAGACATTAAAAGAATTAGACGCATTTATCTGAACATATACCGCAGCATTGGTATCAGAGTTTGCCAAGTAAAACTGTTGGCAAGGACTGGTAGCCGTGATGGTAAATACGTTAGATTGTGTATTGGCTGCGCCTGTGGCAGAAACCTTTACGGTCGGTCCCATAGGCTGAAAAGGAATATTATTAGCCATTAGTACACCTTCTTACCGCCACCAGATGTAGGTGATTTTTTAGTGTTGTAAGTAGGCGTACCAGAAAAGTCAAAGACAGAACGGAAGCCACCTTTAGGCAACGTACCAGGAGTCCAGCGTTCCATATCAGCAGTGCCGTCTCTAGGAAGTTGTGGGCGAATAGACTTAGCTATTTGCTGATTTACCTCATGTGGTCTTTGATGCTTAGAGTTAGCCATGTGGCTATTTTCATAGTCACTACTCGGACTCATCGGGTTGATATTTCGGTTGTTGCTTGGCATTACTTCTCTCCTTGTTGGTTACGACTAGGTAACTGAATAGTACGAATATACTCAAAGTTGCGACTCTTGTCCAATCCCCCGCCCACATTGTGTAGCAAGCCAGTCCGCAACTCATCGACAACGCCAATATCGTTATCAATCGGTCTGAGATGACTTCCAAAGCCAGACGAATTAAAGCTACTGAATCCATGATGTACCCTCCTGTTAAAGGTAATCATATTATCATATATCCTTATCGTCTTCCTCGTCTGCGTGGTCAAAGAACCCTGAACCGTATTCATCATCCGACACTTTTGCCTTCAAAGCCTCAAGTTTCAGCGCACGGTCAATAATCTTAGTCTTGTCTGTCAAAGACGCAGTTGGGTCAAGCATGGTAGAAGTCAGCAAGTCTGCAATCGCTTTCTCTAGTGCTGGACTGATACCCTTGTCTTTCTTCTTGCTCATCTGCAACCCCATCTGCGTCTAGCTGCCTTGCCTCTTTCGCCTTTCCAACTCTTAGACCTGGCGCAAAAGGATTTGTGGCGTGGACCAGACTTCTGGGGCGCTTTCAAATTGCTTCCTGTGGCACGGTTGTATTTAGCCCTGCCTTTAGCGGTGAGACCACCACCAGCTGCAACAGACTGTTTCTCACCCCTGCCAACAGATAGATTAGGTTTTTTGTCGCTCATCTTTTTGACTTCCTTTTTCCTGGCTTTTTGGACTTACGAGCCGTTGACAAAGCGATAGCAATAATTTGCTTCCTGGGGCGACCACCCTCTTTTGTGAGCTTGCTAATGTTTTCTGAAATGACTTCACGAGCTTTTCCTTTTTTGAGTGGCATGACTAATCCTTTAAAAACGTTTTTCCAATTGTGTAAGCTCCAAAAGGAACTCCAGCAGATATGACTCCGTACTTGACAAAAAGTTTTCTAATTTCAGATGCTTTTTGAGCTTGAGCTGCAGTCTTGTCTACTTTCTCAATGTCTGCTTGCAAGGCTTTAATTTTTGCTTCTGGGAGCATTTTGTTTTTAGCCAAATAACTCACCATGTTGTCTGCAATTCCTCTAGCTTGCTTAGGGTTTACATTAAGCAGTTCTTTAAATTCATCTATTTTTCTTTTCTGGTCAGAAGCTGTTTGAGCTATTTTTGATTCCGTTGTTTCTCTAACAGTCCCAATTTCTTTAGCTTTTGCACCTAGCTTTTGAGCAGACTCTGATAATTTTTTAGCCTGTTGTTCGGTTTCTGAAAGTTTTTGAGCATAACGATTTACACGAGTATTTAATCCTTCAACCTCGTTAACCCATTTAGAATTGTTTTTTAACCAATCAGCAGCCTGAGCAGCCGTTTTCCCTTCTAACTCGTTAACAACGTGTTGATTTGCAAACTTACGAACTGCTGCCTCATCTCCTCCAAGTTGTTTTCTTAAAGAATTAAGAGTATCTCTGTTTTTAAAATAATAACTAGGATAATCAGTCGGCATCATTTTTACTTCGCCAGGAACTTTTGCTTCTGTCGCAACACCTTTTTTGCCAAATGATGTCTCGTATGAATCTAAAAACTTACTAAATTCTTTGTAATTTCCTCTAGCTGTTTGCCGTAATGGAGCATGAGTATTTAATGCGTCTCCAATAATTTCGCTTATTTCCCTGTTTTTTTCCTGTTGTACAGCTGTGTAATTTTCCGTTTGAGGGGCAGATGCTTTTTCAAAATATTTCCTAAACTCTAATTCAGTGCCAACAGCGTCTTTAGATTCTTGCAAATCTTTCAATGCTTTAGCAGCATATTCTCGACCAGCAGAACCCGAACTAGGTTCGGAAGACATTTTCTCCAACCGAGCAAGCATGATTTGTCTAGGATTAGATTGTTCAAATCCTTCTGCTTGTTTAAAGTAATTCTTAAAATCTTCAGCAGCTCTTTGTTGTCTTCTAGCCCCGCCAGTAAATTCTGTACCAGTAATCCTGCGTTGCATTTCATCGCCTAACTCAGCGACTTTCTTGGGCGTACCTAAATCTGCAAAAGAACGAGCAGATTCCTCACTTTTCTTTTGTGCTTCTGTTGTAAATTTTTGTTCAGCTTCTTTTAAAGAAGTCTGTTGTCTGGCACGTTTTTCGTATTCGGCTTGAGTTTCACCTTTAGCTTTTTGAGCAATAGCTGTTTTAGCTTCTTCGCCAGTTTTTCCAATACTTTCAGCCAATGCTTTTTCAGCTTCTCTTGCTCGTCTTCCTTCTCCACCTAACAAGCTCATAGCCAATCCAGACCCAGTAAAAGACAGTGGCATGGTTATAGCTCTAGGTACTCCAAAATATTCTCCTGTTTGTTCTAACCCTTCCCCAACAGCTCCTCCTACAGCTCCAGTTGCTGCTCGTTTTAACAACGGAGCTTCTGACAAATATTTGCCCGCAGCGGTCATCCCTGCACCTAAAACTCCAGAACCTGGAAACGGCAATTTACCAACAACTTTGCCCCCAACCTTTAAAACAGGAGGAGCTAAAGTCCCCGCAGCAGCACCTAACCCCGCCCCAACTCCCAACTCTCCCAAAGAAAAATCTTCTCTCGTTGGAGGCTCAAAAAAGTATTCTCCTAACTTTTCAGAAATAGACTGAACACGTTCTTTTGTTTCAGGGCTTACAGGCGTTGCTCTTTGCTTTGGGGTTAATAAAGCAGCTCCACCGCCTGTAGTTGCAACAGGTTGAGCAGAAGACAAGTCAAATCCTACTTGATTGCTTGGAACATTTGGTTGAACAGGAGTTGCTGTAGATAAATCAAAAGCCATTATTCAAGCTCCTCTACTTGTTGTCCGTCTGGACTTACGTATCCATAATTTCCATGAGAATCACGATGTAAAACCCATCCACTTGAATTTGTAGGAGGATAACCTGTTGTTGTATCTACAGAACTTTGAGTGTCTTCTGGGATAGATTGAACTAAAGAAACTTCATTAGGATGTTTTGCAAAATGTCTTTCTAAAGCAATAACAGCCGTAGGTTTAAGACCTAATCCTTTTAATCTATCATCTGTGGCTTGAATTTCATTTGCCAAAACCCTGTTATAAGACGATGCACTCATATTTTTTCTAGACAAAACACTTTGAGTTGCTCTAAATTCCGCAACAGGAGCACGATTTCCATATTTTGTTTGCAAATTTTGCATAACAGCATCTAGTTCAGCTTTTGCCATTACTTTAGAATCATCTGATAAAGCACTAAAAGATTTAGAAAGTTTAGGGTCTGTTTTTAATTCTTCATAAGCAGCATCTAAATCTTCTTTAGAAAATTTTCCGTCTGGACCTGCTTTAGTTGCAATAGCTTTGTTAATATAGTCTGCAAAGTCTACTTTTAAACCAGGAACTCCACCTAATGTAGTATTCATTTCTTGCAAATCTTTTAACTTTTGTTTGTATTGAGTACCAGCCACTGCTTTAGAAGCAGTATCAACATCAACAGGTTCTCCAATAATATCTGAAACAAATTTAGCTTGATATTCGCCTTTTTTTAATGATTTTTCCCCAGGTTCTTTTGCTCCAACTTTAGTTGCTCCAGCCAGGTTATCTTTAGCTAATGTAATTTCTCCAGTCCTGTTATTGAACAACTTTGTCACTTGTTTTCCATTTTCAGTAACAACAAAAGGAGTTAATGTGCCTTGTTCCATTTTTCTATCGTGAGCACGTCTTTCCGCACGGTCTTCTTCTGCACGTTTTTCAGCTTTTAGTTTCTCATTAATTTGCCAAGCCTTTTCAGACAACTCATAGGTTGCTGCAACGCCCATCTTGTCCAAATACTCGCCCATTTGTTTTGCTTGATGGTTTGCAATAGCTTGTCTAGCTTGCGCTAATCCAAGTTCTTTGTTGACAGAAGCAGTATCAGCAGCACGTTTAAGCTCGTCTCTCAATCCTTCTACCGCTTTGCTAAGGGCTTTTTGATTCTCGTCAAAGATGTCTTTTTGTTTCTTGTAAATGTCTTGCTGGCCTTTTTGATAGCCCTCTAGCATACCGTTTTGGGCAGATAAAGCAGCTTGAGCAGAACCTTTAGCTCCACCACCAATTAAGAAACCAAGAATGTTAGTCATGGCAAAGATAGTGCCTAAATCCCCAGCAGTCTGTTGCGTAGGAATAAAAGGCGTGCCTAACTCATCAACAGTTTTTTCGTACTTTTCTTTTAACTCTTTAGGCTCACGTTCTTCTGCAAATTTCTTTGTAGTTTCTGCTTCAGCTTTTGCCAATTCTTGCTGACCATAAACCTTTTCTTGTTTTTCTGCAGCTTCAACTTCGCCCTTGGCTTTTGATGCTTTAAGAACGTTTTGAGCAAATGGGTCTTTTATGCCCATGATGTCGGATAGTGTTTCAGCCATGTCTACCCCTTATGATTGTTGAACTGTTGTTGTGGTTTGCGTTTGACCAGGCAAGCCAACAGCTCCTGCAACCGTTCTAGCAATGTTTTGAGCATAGCTAGAGGTGAGTTGATTGATATATTGGTCAGCTTGGATGCCAGTTTGAATAGCGCCTTGAGCAATCTTATCGCCAACGCCTTGCAACTGAATACCCATATTCATTTGGTTAGCCAATAAACTTTGTGTTAATGTGGCAATTTGGTTCGCTGCTTGAGCTGCGCCTACACCACCTCTAGCCTCAGCACCTTGGGCTAATTGAGCACGTGCAGCCTGTAAAGTTTGTTGGTTAGCAGGAGTGAGTTGACCTTGTTGAGCCAACTGTTGTAATTGCTGACCCTGTTGTTGATAAGGCGCAGCCATAGACTGTAATTGTTGTTTTGCTTGAGCAGCTTCGTTTTGAGCTTTACGAACTGCGTTAGCTCCCAAAATAGCCTGTGTACCGCCAATACCAAGAGCAGCCAAGGTTTTAGGTTGAGAAAGATAATCTATTGCTTTTTGACCAAAAGATTTATCTGGAGCAGCAGGAGTTGCTGCAATTGGTTGTCCGCCTGTTTCGCCAAGTTGCGGTGCACTAGCGTCAGAAACTTGACCAACAGCTGTTCCGCCTGGCGAAAATGTTGTTCCAGAAGGAGTCAAAGAATAGTCTGTTGACGGAGAAAAACCAGAAGTTATAGGAGCGTTAGAAGGTACACCCGCTGCTTGTGGAGCAATACTATAGTTGGTTGACAAAGATGTTGGGGCGCTAATATCTCCTGTATTTGACACAGGAGCAAGAGAAGCTGACTGAATATCAGGCGTTGAAACAGGGGCTGTAGTAGCGGTTTCCGTTGCAGGAGATGCGCCCGCAATTTGCAAAGAATCTTCTAATTCGTAAGACGGAATACCCTCTGGAGTAATGCGTCCAGAACCGCCACGACTCTTTAAGAGTGCAGCTTCTTCCTCGCTAATGAAAGCTAGTTTGTGACCTGGAGGGGCTTTTGCTTGCAACAATTTGGCAATCTGGCGAACATCACTGCCCATGCCTGTAAGTTTTTTAATTGCGCTCATACGTTTAAGCCTTCCTTCAAAGATGAATATTTATCGCCCCATGCCAACTCTGGTGCTTTACCCGTGCTAGGGTCTAGCTCAGTACCACCAGGTGAGCCTCCTGTTGTAGAAGACGTTGTACCTGTTGTACCGCCAGATGTGCTTACGCCAGTTGTACTTGCGCTTACTTTTCCAGACCCTGTTGTTTTTGGGGCTAAGGCAAGATTTAATCCATATCCAAACACAGATTGCAATGCAGATTGAGCCTCTGGAGATAAACCTGGTGTTGTTTGTGGCGTAGACGTTAGTGTATCTGTTGGTGTGGCTTGAGTAAATCCATAATCAACCCCGCCAGGCGTAAATACAGTAGGAGATAAAGTGTACTGTAGTCCTGGGGCTTGTGGTTCAGCAGGAGCAACCGTTTCTCCCGTTAAAACGCTAGAAGGTATTTGTAATCCTTCTGTACTTGTAGGAGCACTTTCAAGTGTACTAACTTGAGGTAAAGCGCTAGTGGGAGTTGTCAGCCCCGTTCCCGACATTGGGCCAGGAGACAAAGCTGAACTTACAGCATCGGCAGCAGCAGCAGAGCCTCCTCCAATTACAGCTCCTTTGGCTGCTCCTTGAGCAATATTTTGTCCTGTTTGTGCAGCTTGTACTCCCCCCGCTGCAGCTCCTCCCGCAGTAGCCCCTGCAATGTCTCCTCCTGCAGCAGAGCCTACTCCACCTCCTACAGCGCCAGTAACCGCAGCTTGACCAATTTGTGTGGCGTTTGCGCCTTCAGCAGCAGCCGTACCAGCGCTAATAACTGCGCCTCCCGCAGCTGCGGCAGCAGTTGACCCTGAAGCAAACCCTAAAGACGTTCCAATAGCAGGAGCTAATTCTGGAGCAAGAACCGCTACAACAACAGGAATAATAGGGGCTAGTTGTTCAACCTTGTTTTGAACATGGTCGCCATACCAACTCATGCTACACCTCCTGCCATTTTTTGAGCAATCTTGCCCATTAAAACAAACATTGATAAAGCATGGTAATTAATAGACTGACCTAATTCTCCAGGGTCTATTAATTTGTAATTTTCTAGTTGTTTAATAAACATGGGATACAACGCTTTGTCTTTTATCGCTTGTTCTGCCATATTGCCAAACTGAACTATTATTTGAGGATTCACCCCGCCTTGTTGAATAGCTTGTTGTATTGCTTGTGTAACTTGCTGTACTTTTTGTTGGTCATCCATTACACGACTCCTAACGCTTGTGCTATCTGCTGGTGAATATCTTGGTGTACACCCAGCCAATCATAAAAATCATCTTCAACGTTAAAGTCAGCGTCTAACAACTGAAATGGGTTGTTAAGACTCAAGATAGTTGCTAAAGACTCGTGCATCTGGTTGTGGATAAGTAGCCAGTCGTCAATGTTAGACGGGTCTATTTCTTCTATAGGGTAAAAAGGAGTAACAATCCCACGACTGTTGAGTGTTTGATAGAACAGTTCGTGTTGCAAATAGTTTTCAAACGCAAGCCTACCGAGACCTTGGACATCTCCAAATTCTACGTAAGCTAAGTCGTCTTGATTCACTTGTCTGCCTTGTTATCTAGCTTGTTGAAAATCTGTTTACAAATATCTTTAATCTCGTCAATATCTCTGTGATAGTCTTCTTTTGTTACATAACTACGTTGAGTTTCACGAACATCGTTATCCAATCTTTCTATCGTCTTTGTGATGTTGTTCAGCACCCATCCTGCAAGAAATCCTGCAACTGTGACCGCAATATCAAATAGTTGTTGTAACTCCATGTTAGACAGCGTAGTAAGGTACTTTTACGACAGTGCCATTTAAATCAAAAAGCATATATCCTTGCGGAACAAGCGGGATACTAGCCGTAGACATAGTGGCATTAGCGTTAGTCGTAGCAGTGTGGTTGATTGTTTGTACGTTTTGTGTACCAGCGTTAATTGTTACGTTACCGCTTGTAATTGTTACGTTAGAAAGAGTTAAGTTGCCAACACTAGACGTTGTTGAACCTAATGTTATGGTTGCGTTGCCCAATGTTGCTGTACTGTTAGATAAATAACTATTAGGAAATGTTGCACCTAATGCGTTAATAGTAATGGTGTTGTTACCATTTAACGTCATCGCATCTGTTGTTGCGTTATTTCCTACAAAGTGAACAGCATTATTAGTAATAGTACCAATAACTAAATCTGCGTTACCAGAATAAGCGTAAACAACATTCGAGTTATAAAACCTTCCAGTTCCAGAATAGGTGCTAGATGTAATTCCAAAATCACCGTAGGCAGTACCAGTATCATTGACAACCGTAAAGTCAGTAGATGCTTGATTACCGTTGCTTAAGTTTTGTACAACTATTTGTATATAGCTATTATCACTTGCTGCATAGGAAGCAATAACGCCCGTGTCTGAATAAGATAAGTTGCCATAAGAAAATACGCCAACGTTTGAATTTAAAAAAATATTTCCTGTGCCAACAAAAGAATTAGCTGTTGTTACATTATCAAAAACAGAACCACTACTAATTATTACATTGTTAAGAGTAAGATTAGATAAAGTTGTAGTAGTGCTACTGGCGTTAATAGTCGTGTTTCCCAGGATAAATGGAAACCCTGAATTACCACCACTTGAACTACTTACGGTCTTTAACATGATATACTAATCTCCATATCCACTAAAAAGGCGTTGTATGAGTTCAAAACCTTGTCGAAAATGCAATGAAATAAAGTCATTATCCGACTTTCCACCGCATAAACAAATGGCTGACGGTCATTTAAATACTTGCCGTCCTTGTTGGAGGAAGTATGCCAACGAACATAGGAAAACACCTTCTGGAATAGCAATGAGAAAGCGTGAAAAACAATATCCAGAAGTAAAAAAACGTTACAAACAATCTGAGAAAGGCAAACAAGCAGCAGCTCGTTACAAAAAAGACAAATCAAGAGAATCAGCAAAAAATGCAGTGAAATATGCTTTGCGAACAGGGAAACTTGTAAAAGAACCTTGTTTTGTTTGCGGTGACCCAAAGACTCACGGTCATCACTCATCTTATGCTCCAGATATGAAACTTGCTGTGACATGGCTCTGCCAAAGTCATCATAATGAACTTCATATTGAGCATAGTGGTTACAAATCATGGATGTAATACTTTAGTACTAGTCACCGTCGCCAGGCGTTATGTATATCGTTGCATTGCTACTTGTTGCATTTGCTGAAAAATAAGCATTAGGCATAAACGTGATAATCTCGTCTGTACCTGGCAATAGTGGCAAGCAATTAGACTGCGTACTTGTTGGCACAACAGCACCAGAAGACGCTAACGCAGAAGTTTGACCATATCCCAAAATAACAGTCACAGAACCGCTATTTATAATACGGTACTGGTTACCGCCTAGTGTTGCAGACGGTACTTGCACAGGAGTAGACGCAGTAGTTGTCGCAGAGATGACTACTGTGTTACCGCAAGGAGAGAATGGTGCTGATACTGACATTTATTCACCTGGTAATTTTTGTGCTGCAACTGCTGATTGATAAGCTGATACTACTTCGGATGTCCAAATTGCATTAGCAATAGCAGGTACTGGAGCAGGGTCGGATTGAGCAGCAGTATCGCCTGGATGTCTTACCCATCTTGTGAAGTTACGGGCAATCTCTACACCGTCTTTGGTGATGATTTCTGCTTGGCGTACTTGAATAGTGCCGTCTTGTAGCACTTCTGTTTTGTCGATAATTGTGGATGATGCTAGTGTCATGTTGACTCCTTAGAATGATGCTTGATATACTATTGTTAAAACAAGATAATTGTTTGATAAATTGGCATTTGTTGGTGTAGAAGAACCACCACTTTGTAAAACAATATTTGTATTTCCAGAATTAACTTGGCCCAAAAGTGTATTAGTTACATTTGGGCTTCTAGCGACCCCTGCTGAATAACTATTTGAACCTAATTGCGTAAAAGGCAAACCGCCAATTACTGCGGCAGAAGAATTTGCAGTAACTGGGTAATTTATATAAGCAAATACATAAACTAACCTTCCTACTTTAGTGTAAGTTGCGGCTGTAATACTAAAAGTTAAACTAGCCCCACTAGCATCCGTAGGTGTCCAAGTACCCGTTTCATAATCGTTAAGCGTAGATGCTGTTAATTCTCCGCTAGTATTGTTGTTAAAAACAATACCATTTGTTCCTGATGCAAATGTAATATTGCTACTAACTCCTGTAATTGTTGGATTTTGTAAAGTTAAATTACCCACAATAGTTGTGGTATTTCCTAATCCTACAGTAGCGTTACCTAATGTTGCATTTGTTGCAAAGTTAGCATCTAACTGCGATAACGGTATGGATGTTGTTGCGGTTGCAAAAGTATAGGGTACACCAGACATATTAGAACCTCACTCTTAATTCGTGTTCAAACTCAAACGTATTTACTACAAAACCCGCATTATTGGAAGTCATGGTGAGTCCCAAATACTTACCGTACTGCGAGGCATCCGATTTATACAAGTAATACCCTGTGGATAACAACCACTGTATAACAGCGCTACTGTTATTTACCCATGATATTACCTGAGAACTGTTATTTAGCCAAGAGACTCCAGTGTCAGACAATGTGTACGCTGGACTAGCTCCCTGCTCAGAATCTACCGTCACATTAAACTGTCCACCGCTTGTTAACGTGGCTTCTACTGCAAATTTTAACGCTTGCTTGGTTCTTATGGGGTCTCCCATATCTTGCAAAGCGGTCTGAATGTAACTAGCAATATTGGTCGTTGTATTGTTGTAAAACTGATATAGCGCATTAGACGTATTTGTACCGTAAAGGTTTACTTTTCCACCTATAGGGGCAGAAGTAACATAAGGAATCTGTCCTTGATACGTAATAAACCATTTTTTCTCAAAAAACACGGCTTGGATGTACCTAGAACCACCGTATCCAAACGGACATCCGCTGGTTACGTAAAAGTTAAACACTGCACACAAAATATTGTTGAGCAACGCCTGACCAGCTGTAATTGGTTTTGTAAAGTCTATGTACGGAAAAATACCGTCTAGTGGGTCACTAATCTTGGTAGTTGTAGAACCCACAAGGGCGTACACACCATAGTCGTTCAAGAACAAAACAGACCTGAAGTACGGGAATATGGCGTAAATACGCTTAGAACCGATAGACGCAGAGACGTTTGTATTGGTAAATACGGTACTTCCTGTAGAAGTGACCTGTAAATTACTAAATACGTTGATACTGTCGTCACCAAAAATGTACAAAAAGTTATTGGCTGACAAAATAGCTTGAATATTGCCGTGCAGGGTCGAATCCGTCAGATTAAACGCCACGGCAGATACAGAACTAAAATCTGTTGGGCTAACCGCACTAGAAGCATAGACTGTCCGACCTGCCGCTACCCAGACACGGCCTGAGAACGTGGCTACATCCACAATTCCGTTGGTATTGACAATAGCAGTAGCCGTTGCGTTGGCAGTAACGTTGGCTGTATACCCGTTAGCAAAGCTCACAGTAGGCGCTGAAGTGTATCCAGAGCCAGGATTATTCATAATAACCTGGGTTACAGCGTTACCAGAGACGATTGCAGTACCGTTAGCGCCTGACCCGCCACCACCGCTAAATGTGACGTAAAAAGAGCCGTTAGCACCGTATCCAAAGCCCCCAGAATTGATTAAAACCGAGACTGTACCCGTTGCAAAGGTTGTTAATTGGCAGATAGCAGTGGCATTTGTTGTTGCTCCACCGCCTTTAATTGTGATAGATGGGGGTGACGTGTATCCAGAACCCGCATTTGTGAGTGATATATAGCTGACTGTGTTGGCTGTACTGACTGTAGCTACCGCAGTAGCTTGTACACCGCCTGTCTGATTAGGTGCGCCAATTACAACGTCAGGAACACCAGTGTATCCAGCTCCAGGATTTGTAATTGCGATAACACCTATAGAACCTATGGCGACTAAGTTACCGCCATCCCACTCATAAAGACCTTTTACAGGGTCTCCAATGTACAAATTGGTGTTTTGATATTGTGTAGCTGCTACACCAGAAGCAGAAAACGTACCAGCAGCAGCAATATTGCCTCTAGTCAAGCTAGTTAAATCAAAATACTGCATTGACCCGTCAATTTGAGACGCAACTAAGTAATCATCTGTAATATTTGCACTTGTCAAATAAGTAACAGTGTTGGAAAAAACTACAGCGTTACCTGACGAATTACTGACAGTTGTGGATTGAGGCGTAATACGCAAATTACCCGAACCAACGGGCATAGCGTTCTCTAGCCAGTAAAACTCATCTTTCTCGATTGCCGTGCGGTTGGCTTTGGTGTCAATTCCCTTGAATTGTTTAATAACCGCATAGCTTTTCTTTTGCTCTGCTGCTGCCATTCCTAACCTCCACTACTATAGGGGTTCGGAATCCTTCTTGTATAGGTACTGTTGAGTACGTTCAAGACGTGTTTGTTGTATTCTTGCTTAAATATCTCGGCTTCACCGTAAGATTGCTCGTAAAACTTAGCCTTGTAAGCAGAGTAATACTGAACACAGGTTGACCATGGGTCTAGTATCTGGTCTACGGCTGTTGGCGTACTCAGAGACAGGGCTGTCGGTAAAATGACAGTATCTAGCTCAATGTAGTAACTTTGGTCAGGTACAGGTGCAATGTATATCTGTTGCTGACCGTACACGGAGAAACAAATGGGTCTGCCTACGTAATTTTGCCAATAACGTAACTGAGCTGTGAAGTCAGACCAAGGAAGATAACGCATAGGAATACGGCTGTTACCCCAGTATAAATTAATACCAAGAATGTCAATCGTATTAATTGCATTGGGTAGAGCTTGGAATGGGATGATTTCCGCATTTTGTACGTAGAGCAAAGTTGCTGTACCGTCAGCGAAAGCAGTAGATGGGGGAAAAATATTAGAGCCAGTAGGGTACGCAGGAGCGGATGACCCAGAAGTTCCTGAAGTTTGGTACTGGTAGATGTAGATGTTGCTGAAAACATATTGCCCCGCAGTTACAGCCGTATTAGCTACCCAAGGAGTAGCTGGTGTTTGATTTGTGTTTGTACTGGTGTACGGGTTGTATGAGGCAATAGGCGTGGAAGTGTTTTGTACCGTCCGCAAGCATCCTGTGTCTCTAACTAATCTTTCTCTAGCCTCGTTAATGTAATTTGTTAACTGAGACTGCGACCAAAAGTTATTGTTGGAGTCATGCAACAGATTTTCAACTTGATAAAGGTAATCATTGAGCGTTGGCATGAAGCATCCATAGTTAAGCTACCCGTCTTTCAGAGGATTTCCCCCCAACGGATTTTTCAACCCGAAGGGGTACAACTCCTACAGCCGAGGGTAACGAGCTGTTTTTTCCTGGCTTCACAGTTGTTATTTCAAACTGGTCTAGCTTTTTTAAACTTTCCTCAAGTTCTGCATGAGTGTGAATCCACCCGTGCCGAACCAAAATGTGTTCTCTATCGTCTAAGCCGTAACCAAAGAGTTGTACTGCTCCACCTAGTGGAATCTCTACAGACTCATTACGCTTAAACTCGTAGACAACACCGTCATAACCTATGGTCAATTCGATGTTGCTACGATTCGTGACAAATACGGTTTCCATTAGAAAGAAACAACGTCACCGTAAACTTGGAAGTTAACTGTGTTTGAATTACCAGAAGCTGTCGTTACGTTAACGTACAAAGCCTGAGTAACTGAACCAGAAACTACTGTGTTTGACAGGTATGGTTGAGCAATGGTTAAGTCTTGGTATCTGCCTGTAGCGGTCATATTAGACAAAGCCACGTTAGCAACAACTGCGTTAGAAGCGTTGCCATCGTTACTTGTTGTAATAGTGACGTAAGCGGAAGAAACAGCACCAGTTGGGTTATTTACCGTAATTCTACGGACAATAACTGCACCAGAACCTGTAACGTTTCCGCTATTTGTCAAACCACCATTCAACAACGGTATCGTAGCTGTTACGTTACCTACCGTTGCGAGTGATACTACTTGAGCAGAACCAATGCGACCATTCCCAAATGAATCCAGGTAAAACTGACTGACTGAATCGGGATTAGCCATTGTTTACTCCTTAAACGTTGTTATAAGTACCAGAAACGTTCTGACCACCTTCAACTGTCAACACAGTAATGTTGGCAACGTTGGTAGTAGCGTTTGCAAATACGTTAACACCGTCAGAAATAACCATACCGCCTGTGTTAATTGCGTACAAGTTAGAAACAGCCGTGATGTTTCCACTTGTTGCATTAACGGCAGTAGCCACGGTAATGAATACGTTAGCTGTACCAGGAATCAAATATGTTCCTGCTGGGATAACGTTACCTGTGGTTGTTGCTGAAATGTTAGCAAAAGTGAAGTACGCACCAGGCGTGTTCGCTGTTGCATTTGCAAGGATGATTTTGTTTAATGCTAATGACATTATTGTGCTCCTTACAGTGAGAGGTAGTTGTAGTTGTTAATCTTAGACATTGACTTGGGCTTGACAGACACCAACTCAGCAATCATAAGAACAGCACCTACGTAACCAATTTGCCAGTTCGGGAGTGTGGACTCAAATCCTGTGAACACAAATGAACCTTGCTCGTGGATATAGAGGCTGAGGTAGTTAGTGTTCAGGAAGTACACAGTACCTTCTGGGCAATATGGGTCTGGATAGATTGGTACACCAGCAACCATCAATGCTCTGAAAGCTGCTTGAGGACCGTTGTTGTCACCGTCAAAGCCTGAGCCTGGGGTGATAACGTATTGCTCTTGACCTACAAAGTCTTGAGCTAAGAGTGTCCAAGTACCAAATCCGCAAACACCAAAGCTAGGCATTTCAGCGCCACGCTTAACTGTTCCAGAGATGTATTGGAGAATGTTTTGACGAGTTGGGTTTACGTTTCCTGCGTTGTAAACCTTAGACTGCCACCATGAATAGGTGCTACGGTTGATGTTACCGTAAGTAGTCTGGTATGTTGCGCCACCAGTACCGTCATCCACCGCTGCGGGGAGACCGATAAACTGTTGGTTGTTTGTGGTGTTGTTGTACAAGGCTGTTGCCATTGCATCCATCATCACGTTGGTTGCGTCATTCATACGAGCTTCAATCAATGGAATGATTGCAGCGTCTTGTTGAGCAACACCTTCCATACCGAGGAACGGTACGGGAGAAATCATCAACTTGAGGTCGTATTCAGCGTTGTAAGCACCTTGTTGTACTGACGGCTGGGCAAAAGAGCCAGAATAGTCAGACCACTGTGCGTTAACGAACTGAGCACCCTGAACAGGTACAGTTACTGAAGATACACCGCCACTAGCTTGTTGACTGTTTGCAATCAACGCTGCCATTAACGGAGTGCTGTTGTATAACTGCACAACCAGTTTCGGAATGAACGCTCTACGAGTTACGTATGTAAGCTCGTTAAATTGCGAACTACCTGTCTGGGGCAGAATTCCACCACCTATAGCCATATTAGCTCCTTAAAGATGGGCATCTCTGCCCTGACAAAATTACACCCTCTTTTACAAACCGATGGGGCGCTGTGGCTTACGCAAATCTGCAAATGCCTTCACCGCCTCTTGCTGCGCTGCACCTTTTGGGTCTTTCCAGAATTTGCCAAGGTCAAACTGGCGAACTGCGGAAGGATTGTATCCAGTAGGTGTAGGCTTCGCAGCCTCTTTCATAAATCTATGGTACTCAGCAGCAGTCTCGTGGTCAGAGATTTTCTTCTCTAACATGATTTTCTCAACTGCGTCTACTTCATCTTCAGAAGAAATCAAACCCTTTTTCACAAGTGATTTTCTACGCTTGTCTAGTTCAGCCTGTGCGTCACGTGTTCTTAACTCGTTACGAATAGCCTCGTTTTCCTGACGCATTTGTTGTAATGCGGTGTTGGTATTGTCCTTAAGGTCAATCTCAGGAATGTTGAGACCAGGCTTAACTTTCTTAGTCAAACGCAAAATGTCCTCCCGTGTGTCGGGGGACTCAGCAAGAGTCTGCATCAGTGATGCTAACTCGTCTCGTGCTTCTAAAGAAAGATTATCTAGTGCCATGATGTTACCCTCTTACCGTTAAATATTCCAAGTTGCACCACGTTTAACATATCCAATATTTGCATGAGATACATTAAACATAGCACCCAATTTACGATGTGACAAATTAGATTTACGAATGAATTTTACTTGTTCTTCCGTTAATTTAGATTTACCGCATTTCTCGCCTCTTGCAGACCTATTTTTTGCAACCATGTCAGCAGAATTTTCTGCGTGAGTAGCCAAAAATAAATGAGCAGGATTTACACAAAGTCTGTTGTCGCAAATATGGGCAACTAATTTGCCTTTTGGTATTTCACCAACAAATGCTTCATAAGATGTTCTGTGTGCGGATGCAATTTTCTTTTTATCTGATTTGCATAAACCATAACCAGCATTTGAAACGCCACCCTTCCAAACCCAACAACCGTTATCGGCTATTGGGTCAGAGTGTTTTAAGATTCTTTGCTGGTCGTTCATCTTCAGATAACTTTTTTACCGTCTGCTGGTTTCTCAACTCTCATACCGCCAAAAGCAGCTTTAGCAGCACCTGACAAACCACCCAACTGAGAATAACGGGGAGTATTAACTACTACGCCATTTTTCTGGTTGTTGTCTGTAGGTCTACGTGGTTGAGAATTACCTCTGGGTTTGTATAAATCCATGATTACTCCTGTTTACATTGGGGGTGGGGGCATACCTGGTGGCATACCGCCAGGTGGGGGAGGCATACCACCCGCAGGAGGCATACCAGGAATCGGTGCATTAGCCATAGCTTTACCTTCAGGAGTTCCACCACCAGCTTGCGGTAGTGTTTGCAACATCTGAAGAATCTCTGACTGTTGAAGCTCGTTTGTCTTGTTCTTACGTGCACCCAAGACTTTGTTGATTGCACTTATTGCACTTAGAGCTGCTTTACCTTCTTCAGTATCAGAGCCTAGTGCGGGGAGGGACTGCTCAAGTAAATCCTGAGCCATACCTAAATTAATTTTTGCAGCTTCTTTAGAACCCATCTTAGGTTCTGGTGTGCTCATGGGAGAAGCCATTGGAGGCACTTCAGCATCAGACATATTTGCCCCTGGTGGGGGCGCATTAGGGACAGGAGCACCAGCAGACCTTGGTCCACCCATTAACTCCATTAATTTATCTGACGGAACACTCATATTTTCTCCTTGCCCTAGTTTGTAACCACTTACAAACTATTTGTCAATAGGGTGGGCAGTATTTTACGACATACTGCCCAATGTCGGTTCATTTCAGGGTGTTGCCACCAAGAAATTACTTACGCTTGTGTTTACGAGCTTTACGTGCCATGGTATTTCTCCTTTAGCAGCGGTCACCTACTTATAAGGGGAGGCAGCCACACCCTCTTTCTCTCTCAAGAAATTATCTACGAGTCTTACGACTTTTTTTACCGTATCTGTGCATCATGGTGATTTTCCTTTGTTGATTAACTTCTGGCGTAGTTTCTTTGAGTCCTACCGCCAGACGAAACTTTAATCCCAGTGGTTCTTGATGTCAAGCCTGGTCCTGAAGTTTGTTTGCGTAAAGTTTCTGTTGTCACCCGTGGCTGGTCAGCCTTGGGCGATGTTTGTGGTCCACCTACGTTCTTTGTCGCCATCATCCCTCCTTTTTAACGCCAGGGGCTTTGTGTTCTTTCTTGTGTTCACCGTGAGGTTGTTGGGGTTGAGCAGCTTGCTTGGCTTCCATCTGCTTCAGCCGTTCTAACAATTCCTCTTTCATTGGTGGCTCTATTAAATCAAGTAAAGATTTTTTGTCAATAGCCCCTGCTTTGAGTAGGTTGAACGCAAGGGTACGGGTGTCTTCCGTAAATATCGGGGAGTTTGAATGTCCGTCCACTTTAACCGTAAATTCTTTGGTGAACTGTTCGGCAATGAAAGGTACACCGTGCGTATCTTTGAAGTGCGTATCGTCATAGAGTTGCATACACTTGAGGTAAAGGGTCGCCAGTTTTTCTAGCGAGTCTTCGATGATTAGCGCCCGTTTTTTAACTCTTGATGACCCCAGTCGAGCTAACTGGCTTGCGTGTCCTGCTGACCTAACTCCCGCCTCTCCTTTACCTTGGAGAACGTTACCTACGCCAGACGCTTCTTCAAACATAGCGTCTATCTCCCGCATCTCAGTAAAGAGGTCTGGAGGCATAGTGGGCGCTAACTTCTCTACCTTAGCGTTAGGCATATCTGTGGATAGTAATCCCCCCGCACGGTTGAGTGCAAAGTTCTTTTCATCAAGGATGCCTGTGAACCCAATCAGAGCCGTTGGAGGGGAAACTTGTTTGGACAACAGGTCAAGAATTTCTGTCATCCGTCTGTTGCGTAACTGCTGAAGGTATATCAAACGCTGTACTTCAGAAGCGCCCCAGTAATAATCGTAGAGTGGGTTAGGACAAATCTGAATAAAAGGCAACTCACCCTTCATAAACATTTCTTCACCTGAACGTTCGTAGATGATGATGTCTGGGTCAGCTTTGGTTACAACTCTGTAATCTGCTGCATCATCATCCCAAATCCACAGCTCGGTCATCTCTACCGTATCTTCAGAGACCTCAGCTTTGTAACGATTGCCACCAGCCAAATCCAAATTAACATTACCGTATATAGTAGGATTAGACTGAGAAATAATAATACGTTCCAGACCATTCGCAATTTCAGTCCTCTCGTGTGGCATGGAGTTCATGCGCTGAATAATTTTTTCCCGATTAGGGTGGCTGTACAGTCTTGTGTATAGCTCTGACTTGGTGATGTAGTATTTTTGAATGAGGGCTTCTTGTCTGTCCGTGTACGTGATGTCCTCACGCAGTACGCCTACACAACCAGGCTCAACCATGTACGGGTGAATCCCGTTGTTCATAATGAGCTTGACGTAAGTCGTGCCGTAGACAAGTGCCCAAGTAGTAGCTGTAGAAAAAACTTGGTCAGCGTTGCTATTTAACCACTCGTTGTTTAGAGCTTTGGTTAAGGTTGGTATTTTTCTGTGTTCGTTCTCAGGTACAGATGCACCCAGGTTGATAGAAAAACGAGTTGTCTCAGCCGAGTACAGGAAGGAAGTTACCTGGTCAAGGTGAGGAAATATTTTGTTGTAGAGTGCAGGAGCTTCATCAGGTCCGTTACCAAAGAGATACCAGTTTCTGAGGGAGGCGTAATCTACCTTCCTAGAGTTTAAGGAGACTTCACATTTGTAGATGATGTCCCTAAAGAACTCATCTCTGTCTAGCATCCCCTTTGGTATTTTCATTTTTACTCCGCACTGGTGTTAATCTTTAAACCCTCATGGTCAACCTGAGTCCCTGCACCTGGTTTAGGTGGTACAAATTGTCCTACACTTTTCGGTAAAACGCTAACAGACTCGTCAGCTACGGGCTTAAACTGCCCTCCCATGACGGATTTGAGGTTGATATTACCACCATTACCCCACATTGCGCCACTTAATCGTTGTTGGACGAGTTGTTCCTCTTGCATCTTCTGATTATGAGCCATAGCCTCACCAGCTTGGGCAAATTCTTTGTCAGAGAGCTTATTTTTGCGTTTTAGGTAGCCTTCTTGGTGTTCACCCGCTCTTGTAGACTTAATATCGGTCATATCGAACTCTAAAGCCAGTTGTTTTAGGTTTCTGTCGTTAGATTTGGTCTTTTCTGACTTTACACCCACTGGTTTTAGAAAAACTACCGATAATTCGCCTTTACAGAACTTTATAGGGCATTTTGCCTCCCTAGATTCAAATACACCGTGCTCTGTACACAAATAGTCTTTTAAAACTGCCATATTACCCCCTTGTTAACAAAATATTGTCGAAATTGCTGTAATCATGCCTATTTAGAGGCTTGCTTTGAACTTTAAACCCCCCGTTAGTAAAGACTAACTTGTTCATCGGGATGACTGGGGGCGCTGGTTCTTTCCTGTAATCAGGATATGTCTCGTTGGTATGCTTCTTCATTACCCGTATCTTGCCCTCTTTCCAGTGCATATAGGCACGGTTGAGTCCTCGCTGAGACGATTCAGTTAGCGGAGCTTTACCCTCTTTAATTACAAGCAAGAACAAACGCTCAGATATACCCGCTATCTCACAAAAGTTTTTGATAGAGATACCCCTGTCCTTGTCTGCCAAGAATAGCTTTAGTTCTTTTTTGAGTGTTCGTTTGTCAAGAGGTTGCATTTTTACCCCCGTATACGCCAATAGCTTTTAAGTAATTACTCACATTCTTGCCAACAGCCAGTTGTTCAGGGGTGTACTCATCCTGACGCAAGGACATTTCTTTTGACAGACGCATACCAATGAGTCTAGGCTGGACTTGTTCTGCCCACGCAATGGTTGCTAGGGCTGCTGCAATCACACGGTCATCCTTACCACGACCAGGTGCGCCTATGAATCCGTCTTCACGAACAATACCTTTCATTTCCTCCAACGTGTCCATGCTGAAGATGCCCATCATGCCCCGCTCAAAGTAATCTTTCATGTAGGAGAGCATACGCTCTTTAGATGATGAGGTTGTCAAGAAGCCTATGGAGTTGGACAGACCCCCCATCGTATCGTTTCTACGCCAAATGTAGTTTTGCATACTACCTAGTACGTCCATCATGTCCTTAGCCATAGGACCTTGGATAGCTGCTGCTAGTCTCTTGAGGTTACGGAGTTCGTTGATAACGGCTTGTCCTGGTCCGTTGACTTCGAGGTTAAGAGTCGAGTTTTTGTATGCTCCAGCAAGGTGAGCAATGACCCAAGCGAACTGGTAAGTGTTAAGCTCCGATGTGGCGAACTCAGCAACTTGGTCAAGTCCGTCTGCATAGACTCTA